ACAGAAATTAATTGATGCTAAATCATGAGTATAGATTTTAAAAGATACGAGGAGTTTGTGGATGCTGTCACATCCGATTGTTCTAAAGATTTTGTCGATCTTTCTGATCGTTTGGTTGAACTTAACAGAGAGGGTGCCAATATTGAACGTCTTACCACTTCTGGTGTTGGCCTTGCTGCTGAGTCTGGAGAGTTCTTGGAGATCGTTAAGAAGATGGTCTTCCAAGGTAAGCCTTGGAGTGACGCTAATAGAGAACATCTTCTTATTGAGTTGGGTGACGTTATGTGGTACGTAGCGAACGCTTGTATAGCATTAGACGTAGACTTTGAAGAAGTCATTGAGATGAACGTCAAGAAACTAGAGAAGAGATATCCTGGTGGATCCTTTGACATTCATAAGTCTGAGAACAGAGCAGCGAATGACCTCTGATATGTATGAGGACATGGGCAAACTTAATTCATTGTACCAAGAGATGATGTGGGACAATGAAGATGAGTTAGAGTTTGTACCAGACTATAAGAACGATAGAATAATAATATACAACAAGTCTAGAGCAGGAGATAATCCTTGGATTCAAATACATGGAAAAGATTAATTTATTCCCTACCACTATAGGGAAGTTTAATTTAATTGACTATGCTGATTGGGTTGCCAAGAGGTATGAACATCACATGTTTGAACGTGGTCAGACAGGTGAGATAGATGGTAAGGTGTTGGTACACCTTGACCCACAGATGAATAGTTTCATGTTAGAAGTCAATGACTGTATAGATGAGTACCTATGTTCTATGAACGTCAGGTATGATATACATTTCATGAAGACATGGTACGCAGTGAGTGGTGAGGATAGTTCAGTACCTAATCATTGTCATGACCCTGCTCATATATCATGGGTGTATTACTTGGACACACAAGATCCACTATGCTTTACAAAGGATAGTCAGAACGAGTGGTTCCCACAGGCATTTGCTGATGCTGAAAAGAATTTCTTTAACACATCTGTCTGGGAGGAGAACACTAAAGAAGGTGACCTACTAATATTCCCTGCCAATCTGAAGCACATGACATACAATACTGGACACCGTTGGAGTGTAGCAGGAGACGTATTACTTACCAATCCAGATCTAAATAAAGAAGGAGGATTAACTCATCCACAGTATTGGAAACAATTCTAATGTCAAAACTACTACCCGCAGAACTAAGGAAAGAAGACACAACAGGTGTAGGTATGACACGTGCTGCTGTGTTATTAGATGCGATACAAAAAGGAACTCCCTTACAATTAGTAACTGGTGGTAAGTATGCTATACAGGTTACTGATCCAAAGATAATTGATCTACTCAAAGCAGCTGCTGATACTACGGATGATAGACCACATGAGAATTTATCGGCTGCTTTAAAAGGTAAGAAAGTTTTTAAATATATCACCAAAAATAAGACAGTACCTATTCTACTATCTGCTCTAGAGAAGACAGAGATGTTTGGATCTAATAAAGGATCAGGTGGTGGGGCTACAGGTACAGCATTACAAGAGTCAGCTGCTGCGTGGTTTGCTGCTGTTAGATTCAGTAGGAGTAAAGCTTTAAGTTGTGAACCGACCAGTAAAGAATTTAAAAGTGTTGAGAGTCTAGTTGAGACAGACAAATCATTAGATGAGATTAAACAATTTTTAGAAGAGAATATTGCGTGGGTTGACTCTGCCTGTGCTACTGCTAACGAATTGTATAATAAGTTTGGTAAAGGAACAAAGAACAAATACAAATGGTACAGAGGTGGTGCATTTGTTGACATGCTTGGTAAACATTTTAAGAGAATCAACAACAGTTATGATTCACCTCCCTTTGCTAACCTAAACAAGTGGACACCCGCAGACATCTGGGCATGTGAGTGTAGTGTAACTGAAGATCAGTTAACAGCATCAACTAACTTCGCTTCTTACAATGCTCTACTCAAAGAGTTTATTGACAATAAAATATTGTTTGGTATATCTCTGAAGAAAACAACCAGTAGTTCTATTACTCTTAAGGAAATAAACTATAGTTCTAGCAGACCATCAGCTTCTTTCAAAGACATATATGCTAAGTCATTTGAATCATTAGATGTCTGGATGTATACACAGGGTAAGATACCTATAGAGGTTCAGTTCCGTGACACATCTGGAGGTACAGGATTACAGTGGCAGGGTGAAGCGATAGGTTCTTTAGCTAAGCATGGTAAGATAGGTGGTGGAGTTTACAGTGGTATCCTAGAAGAGGTGACTGGTAAGGCACTGTATAGAAATATTAATGTGTATAAATCAGCAGCCAGAAGTGGTGGTTTAAACAAGCGTCTATTAAAATTAGCTCAGAAGCATGAGGATATTATTAATGGAAGTAAGAACCCAAAGAAAAGTTCTAAGTTTGTAGCACCGAAGATGACAGAAGAAACTATAGAATATCATTATAATAGAACAAGGAATAAAGGACAGTGGGTGTTCTCAAAGTATCTTGGTCTACTGTTCGCAGATAGAATGATGGACTTATCAAAAGATGAAAGAGATCAAGTGGCAAATCTAATTGCGTTGTATGCTACATCACAATCAAAAGATTCCGCACCATATTTGAAAGCAATGTAATGGCAAATATAACTCAACTAAAACACTTAGAACATATAGAAGATGAGATGCTCAACTACGGAGTAGAGGGGTGTGATGCTGCTGTGTCTGCTATGAAAGAGATGCTTCGTATGTTAGGTAAGAAACCTAGCAGTGGTTACATGCAGACTAAATGGGATGGTGCTCCCGCTGTAGTATGTGGTAAGCATCCTGTCAATGGTATGTTCTTTGCGGGAACCAAGTCAGTATTTAATAATGAACCAAAGATATGTTATGACGAACAAGACGTAGATAATATGTACGGTGATGCTAGTCCTGATCTAAAAGAGAAATTAAAATTTTGTGTCAAGTATTTTCCTGACCTTAATATACCTACTGTTGTACAAGGAGATTTGTTGTTTACCTCAGATGTAAAAGAGGAGGAGGTAGAGGGTGAGAAATTATATACGTTTACACCTAACACTATTACCTATGGCATACCGATAGATCATCCTATAGGTAAGAAGATTAAGTCAGCAAAGATAGGAATAGTATTTCATACACACTACACTGGTAATGAATTGACTACGATGACAGCAAAGGGTGGTGCTCCTACTGCTCAGTTCAATAAGTCTGATAACGTGGTGGTAGTAGAGAACGATACAGAGATGTCAGATGTGTCAGTGGACTCGTCGAAACTTAAGAAGTTTGAGGCTAACGTTACTATCATAGGAAAGATGTGTCAGAAATCTGGTAAGTTTTTAGATCACCTCGTAGAGAACATGGGAACATCAGGTGATAAGAAATTTCATGTAGCATCATATCTTAAACAGTTCTTCAATGCGGAGATCAAAGCATCTCGTAGTATCACTGACCCTAAGAAAGCACTTAAGCAACTAGGAACTTTCTATCATGAGAAGATGAACAAGGAAGTATCTAAGATGAAGAGTGTACAGAAACAGGCAGAGAGAAGAAAGCAACTGTATGATGGTCTAGGATATCTGGAAGACAATGAACAAGAGTTCCATGCTATGTTCAACCTCTATAGAAAGATACAAGAGAATAAAACTATAGTCATTGATGCATTAGATAATCTTGAGACGTTTAGAACTTTTGTACGGACTGACAAGGGGTACAAGGTCACCGCACCAGAGGGCTATGTGTTACATCACAACGGAGACATGATCAAACTTGTAAATAGAATTGAGTTCTCTTACATCAACTTCACACTGGCAAAACAATGGAGATAATAGATTATAAATGTGTGTACTTCACCTTTGGTAGGTTCCAACCTCCAACGACAGGTCATGCAGAAAACTTTAAGGCAGTAGCATCCAAGGCAGGAAGCTGTGACTACTACATTTACATGTCTCAGACAGTAGATAAGAAGGGATCTAATCCTCTACCAGCCGATAGGAAGGTGTACTATGCTAAGAAGATGTTCCCTAATCTCAAAGATAAAATTAGATCTGCTAAAGGACCCGTGGAAGTCTTGTCAGAACTACAATCACAGGGATATGATGATGCTTACTTGGTGGTAGGTAGTGATCGTGTAGGTGCTATGCAGTGGGTCAAGAAGTATAATGGTAAGGACTATACCTTCAGAAAGATAGAAATTATATCTAGTGGAGAACGTGATGCTGATGGTGATACCTTTGCTATATCTGGTACTAAAATGCGGAGAGCCGCAGCTGCGGGTGACTTTGAATCCTTCAAGGCAGGTATACCAAAGGGTCTAGGACCTAAGGAAACGCGGAATTTAATGGATGAAATAGCAGAACTGTTATAAATAAAACTGTAATGAAATTAGAGTTTGATGAAATCTTTCAGCGATTTCA